GTCTGTGATTATATGACCGCCTAGCCCGTGAGCCGCATCTGCACACTCCATCGTTGCACTTAGTTGCGGATACCCAACGCCGGTCAATTTCCGAGTAGTACAAACTGAGCCAGGGCCGATCCCAATTTTTACAATATCGGCTCCTGCCATTATTATCTGTTCTGTTGCTTCTGGTGTACATACATTTCCTGCTATGATTATTTTATCTTTTGTTGCAGCATGTCTTCTCATTAATGCAACAAAATCGTTAAATCTTTCTGTATATCCATTTGCCACATCAAGACATATCCATCTTGAATCATCATAGTCTAGTGCATCTAAATCTTGATCTAATCCAATTGTTTGTATGAGATTTCTGTGTTCAAGATTACTTGGCCATCTAGTGAATTTACATAATGCAGTCAACATCCCAAATTGAGTCAACTCCATGAACATATTCAATGTCCCTGTGTGATCCATATTTGATGCAATTATAGGAATACCTTCCCAATTTCTATTTGAATGTCTAAATTTAAATTTCCTGGCCAACCAGGCATCTTTGCGGGATATTAGAGTGGATCTCTTTGGTTTTATTAGTACATCATTAAAATCAAGTTTTACTTCTTCAATTATTCTCATTATGCCCTTCTGACTTAAATGAGTAGTGGTATAGTAAACAAACGTAATGAATACATTTGAGAAGATCCTTCCGATTCTTCCCATTTTTCTTACCAAATCGGAAGAGATACTTCATCGCACAGCCACGAGTGAATTCTTCCGAAATGTCCATCTGTTCAAATACATCTTGTATCTGAATATTTTTGTCACCACCTGCGTAGTGCTCTCCGTAAGTACTCTTGATGTAGTCTCTGACTTCATCTAAAATCAAATCTTCATTATATTTAAAAAGCAACTTCCTTACTTCTTCTTCACCTGTCATGATATATCCTAATTAGAAGGTTTATACTCCTTTTGTTTCACACCCTCTTTATAGAGTTCGCAAGGGATATTATTTTTTTCATAATCAACATACTTACTATATGCCTGTTGATAATCTGAATATAAATGATTTCCTTTTGCTGTCTCCACTTGAAAGGTAGGTAACTGAACAGTAAAGGCCATGGGGGCTCCTTTTATGAAAAGTTACAGATTAATAAACAAGTATTTAGGAAAAAGAGGTGCTAAGTCCACTACACAAAACCCATAATTGGTTTTCTCCGCGTATAGTTTCATTAAGCGGGTGACTAAATCCGCCATACGAGATGTGCGAGTCAGTCATTCTCACGACTCCCTGCTATAACACCTCTATTTTCTTCTTAATACTTGATTCAAAGTCTGATATATTACCATCAGAATCTTTTTCATAATCATTCCACGCACTTACTGCCTTATCATCAATCCACATATCATAGAGTGGTTTGAATACGGCAACATCATTATATTTCACTCCCCAAGAGTCAAGTTGTTCTCTTGTCTCTTGAAGATAATCTTCACCATCCCAACAACCTCTTGCAGTCCAATAATGAAGAAAATGTCCCTCATCATGTAGACTGTTCATAAAGTCTATCCGTTTTGGATATGGGACTGCTTTCCTAAAACCAAATTGGTCTTTTGAAGTTTTAGGATTGCCTGGACAATGACAGATAGTTCCATCAATGTCTACCATAATGTACATTTTACCCATTTCGTGAGCCTTGTCAGCCAACAAGACTCTACGTTGAATTTCTTGTTTTATATGGTCAACTACTGTCAACTCGCCATCTGCCATTCTTCTTCCTCATAGTAATCATCATCAATGTCTTCTAAAAAATCTTCTGGTCTATTTCCTTTCAGATAATTTCTTACTTGACCCCTTTGACGTTTATTGTTTAATCTTTTTTGTTTTCTACCAGAACCAAATTTTTCAATCTGTTCTTCCATTTGATCTGCCCTTTCTCAGTAACTTTTTTTGTTTTCTTCTGGCAGACTGCAAAAATACTTTGTTTACTCTGTCAATAAAAGTTTTACCTTTCATGTGATCCATCTCATGATGGAAGATTCTTGCAGCCAAACCTTCAAAATGTGCATTAATAATATCTCCATCTGCATTCTGATACTTTACCCATAACTCTGCAGGTCTTCTTACATTCAGATATAAAGATGGATAGCTTAAACAACCTTCCTTCATCATTACTTTTTCATCTGATTCCTCTGTTATTTCTGGGTTGAAACATACAATTGCATGATCGGTATCGTCAACTCTCATTGCAAAAACTTTCACGGGCATCCCTATTTGATTGGCAGATAAACCTAGACCACGATGTGCAACCATATTTTCTAACATAAGACTATGCATTCTATGGGGATCGGCTTGGGGTGGATTAAAAACCCAAGTGAGAGGTTCTTTTTTTAGGATTGGGTCTGATTCGTGAAGTAACTTTGCAACTCTTAATTGTAAGTCCATTACGATGCTATTCTTGAAAAGTTTTGATGTTTTTCAAATTTGATTGTCTTGTTAAATTTATCATACAAGACTTCTCCTTTGTGACTAATGACAAACGTATTCACGTTGCCTGTCAGGTCATACAATATTTTAAGGAACTCATCTGTTCCTGCCGTATCCAAAGAAGAATCAAACACCTCATCTAGTATAAGTAGATTAGTGTTTACACTATTCTTGAGTTTGGCTATGGCTCTCCATGTGAAAAGAAGTGCAAGATCAATTCGCATCTTTTCACCCTCACTGAACGAATCGTAGGTAAATTCGTCGCGGTGTCTTGACTTGATAGTTTCGTTGAAACCTTCATCAAGTTCAAATGATACATAAAAGTCCATCTTTCCAAGATGAACATTGATATACTTATTTATGATTGGTAGATATTGCTTGATTATTTTTGCCTTAATTCCACCATCTTTGAGAAGACTCCCTGCAATCTCATAGAGATATTTTTTCTGCGACAGTTCTTCTTTCTCTTCAGTATATATACGAATGTCTTCTTTTACCTCTTCCAACTCAGATTTCTGTTTTTCAATATCATCTTCTGTATTGGAAATATCTTCAATCTGAGCAGAAACCTTTTTGATATACTGTTCACATGCCGAGATATGACTGTTCATAGTCATCTGTTCTTTCAGATTTCTATCATACTCTTCAGAAACATTCTCGATCTCTTCTATCCTGTCTTTTTGCACTTTGAGTTTTTTACCAAGTTGCATGAGACCACCACTCAATTCATGCATCTTACCATGAAACTCTTCAATCATATTTTCACGATGATCTTCAGAGATTTGTTGCTTACAAGTATCACAAATTTCTGTCTTTTCGTAGAACTCTATATCCTCTTCACATTTTAGTATACCCTTTTCAATACCTTTCTGGTAATCAAGTAATTTAGTAACTTCTTTTCTGACTCCTTTTTCATCCGCAATAGAATCATTAAGTTCTTTATTTTTGTCAAGAATCTTATCAATAGACTCTCTATAATCTGCAATCGCCTTTTCGTGTTTTTGGATGTCTCTTTTATTGGCTTCAATTTGTGAAGTTTTATTTTGTTTAAGTTTTTCAATGAGGTATTCAACATTCTCTTTTTCTCCTTTGGATAGTCCAAGAGCAATGTCTACTGTGCCCATATCTTCTTTGTTCTGTGCTACTCTGTGTTTGAGTAGTTGATTCATTACAGAAAAGATTTCTATGTCCAGTAGGTCTTCAATAATGGTTCTTCTATCATTTGCCTTCAATTGCATGAAAGGAACAAATGAAGAACTACCTAGAATTACAATCTGAGTAAAAGACTTATAGTTGAGTTTGAGTATTGTTTTCTCAAGATACTCTTGATAGTCTCTCACAGAAGCATCTTGATTGAGCATTTTACCATCTTGGTATATCTCAAAAAAGTTTTTCTTGATGCCTCTTTTTACAAGATACTGTTTGGAACCGATAGAGAACTCAACCTCTACCTCTGTCCCATTCTGATTTACTGAATTTATGAGTTGACTTTTATTGACTGCACGGAATGGTTTTCCAAATAATACAAAGGTTAATGCATCCAGAATAGTAGATTTCCCTGCACCATTGTCTCCAATGATAAGGGTTGACTTTGTTCTATCTAACTGGACTTCTGTAAATGCATTACCAGTGCTTAGAAAATTCTTCCAACGAATCTTCTTAAAATGAATCACTTATTTTCGGCCAAAAATTGAGGTTTAGGGTTATGTTCAAATTTATAATCTAGGTCATGCAACTTGTCTTTGATGATATTGTTTATCATAGTATTGATTGTTATGTCTCTTTCATGTGCAGCTTTTGCCACTTTCAAGAAAAGATCGTCATCAATATCAATTTCAATATCTAAATGAGCTGCTTTTACAATTGGTTTCTTTTTAGGTTCAGCTGATGTGATCCTTAGTTCTTGTCTTCGCATTTCATCCCTGTTATAATCTGCCATTAAAGTGTCTCCACTGTCAGTGATTCAGTATACAATGATTTCATTAAAGAATCGAGTTCTTTCTTATTTTCTACTTCTAACGAGTTGATATATTTTGAGAGGATAGTTATTGTGTCCTCTGCTTCATCAATGAGGTCTTCAGTATCAAAGTCCTCAATATCAAAATTTTCAACTACCGATATGTCTTCGGCATTTACTTTGTAAAGTTTGTCAATGAGTGTGTCAAACCAAAATGGATTCTTTTTATTGACAACTATCACCTTCACATAGCAACCCTCATATTGTGAATAATCCTGTGCTTGAATTTCTTCAAGTGTGGTCTTTTCATCGTCATAATAAATCTTATGGAATATCTCATAAGGATTTAGTATAAATTCAAGTTCTCTGGTTTCAGTATCAAATATGTGAAACCCTCTTGGATCTTTGTAGTCTGACCAAGTTATTTGATATGGATTGCCAAGATAATATACAGTACCATTATCAGACTTGTGGTGAAAATGACCACTGAATGCATACTCAAACTTTTCAAATATCTTGGGTGACAAACCTTCATGATTAATAGCACCAAGATGCATTTCAAACCCTTGTACCTCAAGATGGCCAAACAGAATTTGTGCATCTGTCTTGGCAATTGCATCCAAAGACTGTTGTTTATTCTCTGGACATATCCAAGGTTGAAAAAATACCTTTGTACCATCAAAGACAACTTCAGTAGGGTCATGATAAATTCTCACCATGCCACCGCCGTCACCTTCATCACCATTCATCATCATCCTTAGACAATCCATACTATTTACTTGATTAGTATTTTTGAAAAAAGTATCATGATTACCGATTATTGCATGAAGACTGATATATCTGTCCCAGCATGTATCAAAAAATATTTCCCTCATTTGATACAGAGTCTTATAGTTGATAAATTTTCTCCTATCAACTATGTCGCCCATGTGTACGACTGTTCTAATATCTCTTTCTATTAGGGTAGGAAAGAATATATCCTCATAGAATCTTCTAAAATATTCTGCAAATGCCTGACTGTCGTTTCTGGCACCCCAATGTGTGTCTGTAATGATTGCTAATTTCATATACCCATGAATAATTCAAGTGAAGTTGCTGATTTTTTGGTTACCTTCTTTTTCTTTTTGGCATCCTCAAAGTTAGAAATAAAATCGTACATATTTGCTTTCTGGTCTTGAGTCATAGTCTCAAAAACATAGTTCTGTTCTTGATCATAAGTTGAAGTATCAATATTATCATTAAGTGTAGATTGACTGTCCATAGTTTTGTATTTGATGTAAAGCTGTTTCTTTTCTTTTTGTATTCTTCTTACGAAAGCATAGTATATGATCTGTGTAAAATATGCAAATGGATTCTTTGATTTTTCAGGATTAAAGTTACTCATGTATTGGACACAATTTTCTATACCATCAGAAATCATGTCATCTCTAAAAGCATAGTTTATAAAGTTAGGTCTATAAGATAGTCTGTTTGCAATTTTCATAAAACACTCTCCTATGTATTCTGGACACATAGGGTCATCTAAACCTTTGTCTTTTGCTTCTTTTCTTTCTTGTTGATATTTTGTCATCTCTTCAAGAAATCTTTGATTATCCACATAATGTGCTGCCATAGTTCCCTTTCCGATACTTAAAAGACTATAATCATTATATCATGTAGACTATCAAATGTCAAATACTTGACAAACACTTGACATGGTGTTATAATTGTAGTGTCAACGAAAACGAGTTAGATTAGGTCTTGAGTTGTATGTGATATGTGCTCAGACTAAATTGTTCTTCCTTATATACCTTCACTCTTTCTTCAAAATGCTCCAGAGTGTAGTTTTTCTTTTCTTTATACGATAAATCATCCGCGATATCATATAAAGTAGCAATTTCTTTTTTATCAGACAATCTCAATCCCCTACCTATTGATTGTAGATTTCTTATACGAGACTTAGAAGGACTAGCGAAAATGATGTTGTGAAGATTCCTAATATTGACGCCAACACTAAATACACCATAACTGGCCACGATAATTGCATCTGATTCTGATTCAACGATGTGCCGAATCTGTTCTCTAGTATCTGAGTCTGTTCCTCCATAGACGAAAAATATTTTTCTTCCATTGGTATTCTCCTTTATCATGTCGTAAAGTATTCTTCCATGTTTCTCTACAAAACGAAATAGAAGCAAAGAGTTCTTTTCCAAACCAGTTACCAGATTCATTATATAGTTGTTTCTGGCCTCAGAGGAAATCAAGTATTCAAGTTCTTCTTGATAGCTGATATTCTTGAGATCAAAACAAATTGAATCTGGATGTTTCAATACAAGAGCATTGATTTTAAAAGCAGAAAGATGCTTCTTTTCAATCAAATCTTTTGTAGTTGTGACTTTATGAACCTTGCCAAAAAGTCCCTCTAATACAAGTTTATGAGTTTGAGTACCATCAAGTGTTCCAGTAGTTCCTATTCTATATTTGGCATTTATACACTTGGTCATTATTGATGTGAGAGATTTGGATTTGAAACCATGGGCTTCATCCCCAATCACAAGTTCATATTGTTCAAAGTATTTTTGAGGCATTTTATATACTGACTGCCAAGTAGATATGATTACTGGAAGTTCTGATACCTTATCCCTTCCTGCAAATATTGTATGACAATTATTAGCAACATCCCAACCATATTCTCTGAAGTCATTGTACATTTGTGAAACCAGAGAGGTAGTTGGAACAAGAATGAGAGTTTTCCTTTTCAAATACCTTACTAATATGTATATAATGAGAGATTTACCTGATGCTGTTGGTGATAATAGTAGTGATCTGTGACTTGACAGAGCATGACTGGCAGCATCTATTTGATATTGTCTTGGTTCTACTGGTAACTTTAATGTACGAATATAGTCATCGTTCAGTTCAACATAATCATTTTTGAAATCGTGTTTGAACTTGGTTTTGTAATCTCGTAGAAATAAAAACTTGCATAGATGTGGAAGTAATCCATAATACAGTTGACGATTCATGATGTTAAATAGACGTATTTTTCCATCCCATATCCTCTTACGAAATGCAGGAATGAAAGTATGACCTGGCACCAAAAAGGTAAAATGATCTGAAATCTCTTGTGCAATAGACATCTCAGAATCAACTCTAATGTATACCTCGTTTATTTTGTCTATGAAAACATTATGAGATTCCATCTTTATACTTTATCCAATCTATGGCACTCTTTATCTGAAATCCACGATTGTTGATCATTCTAATTACTGAATCAATATAGTTGATCTTCTCTTCCATGAGTGCTATTGTTTCCTTGAGTTTGATAATGTCATCGTCAGATTCTACATAAGAATTGACTTCACCTTTTAAGACTTTTACGAGAAAAGGTTGCCACTCAAGTCTGTCAAGTTCTTCTTGCGACATACGTCCAGAATAATAATCTGACTTCATCTTAGAAATTTTGGCCAGATTTAGTTGCAGTTTCCTGAGTTTGATTTTTTCGTCTACATAAATCTTTAGATATTTGTCATGAATTTGTGGGATACGAATTGACTCAGTTGCCAGTTCAGATATATCAATTTCACGATCTCTATTCCAAAGTTCTTGAATTTCTTCAAGTTTCAAATCACCTCCTATGCATTACGATTTACTGGGGCTCCTTCAAATGATTTGTCGTTCTTGAGTAGGTTTTCAACTTGATACAAATCATAACGAAAAGACACATCTGCAGTTATATATTCTACATCTGTATTTGATGAGTCAAAACTGATTGATGAAAGGTTTAGAGGAAAGCAGTTTTGAAATTTAAAATTGATCTGTGGATTCATGTTGCTTGTCAATACAGTAAGAACTGCATCGGTCCTGAGTTCCATTTTACTGTCTAATAATTTTCTCCTTTGCTGATCTTCTGGTGTAGGAAAACCAAGAGCAGTGATCCAATCAAAGATAGAAATCCAATTTTTCATATTCTCATCAACCACGAATCTGATAGTCAACTCTTCATAACTCACCTCGTTGCCTGGATCTTGTATGTCCACATAAGGTTGTGGTAATACAATAGTTCCGATACTAATGCCTGGGATATTGGCTGCTTGACAGAAATAGGTTACTTCTGGGAAGTTCAACAACTGAAACTTAAAACCAATAGGTGACAGATAGTTGAAATTTGAGGGGAGTGATTGCAGTGCTGACATATATCCTTTCTAGTATATTTAGTAAGGACCAAAAACAAAAAAAGGGAAGCCAGTTTCCCGACTTCCCTTTTCCTAACGATCCCTTGGTGTAGCGAAACCCAAGAGAAATTACATGAGATTGTTTACTCTAACAATTCTGTAGTATACGTTAGTTCCGGCTGTGATAGCACCAGTAAAGACTGTTGATGTGCCTTGGTCTGGTCTAGCGAATGGGTTGTTGATAATACCATATCTGGTCTTAAACCCAATCTTTGGCTGGAAGGAATTTTCACCGACCGCACGAACCATTTGTAATGGAACGTATGGGCAGTAGAACATTCCAGCATCAT